TAGTGCCAGACGAGGTATACGTTCCAATACCCACTTCCCACGAACCCGCGATAGCATCAACAATTGTATAGTAAGTAGTATTTGCATTACCAATTACGGAAAAGCTTTGAAAGCCACTTACCGCGCCACCAAGAGTTACCGTCCCAGTCCCTGTAGTAGTGGTGGTTTCGCGAACCCTATCTTTAACGATCAAAGCCATATCTTTTCCTTAATCTACAGTATTAATTAACGTCCAAGTAGTTGTCTGACTATCATCAACTAACTCCCATAAATATCTTGCAAAGGCAGAGTCTGTAATGCTTATGGACTCATTCACGTTTAAAAAGAACTGTCCTATATTGCTAGGGGTATCTGTAATAACGCTCGTTTCACTGATATTTAAAAAGAACTGTCCTATATTGCTAGGGGTATCTGTAATAACGCTCGTTTCACTGATATTTAAAAAGAAGTTACCATTATTTGAAAACACATCTAAAGCTTGCCCTGCTTCTTGCACAGTAACGGTATACACCAAAACCGTAGATTGGCTATCAACACCACTAACTGTGTCTTGGAACACAGTGTTAAAAATAGCTTGAGCACTAACCGCCTCGGATGCTTGTACAACCTCTGCGATCGAAGCATCATAGACAGCTCCTCCCGCTACTAATGCAGAGAAGGGTACTTCACTAAAGGTAGTGAAACCAAACATACTCTTTACGCTGAGGTAAGTTCAGTTTCCGCAAACCAGCGTTGCTGTGTTTTACCATCTATGTCAGACCAGCTAATTAGATAGAAGAAATTACCTTCCTCATCCATGCGAAGCTTTTCAATCGGACCTGTTGGTAAGACACTTGCAACCTGCACAATCTCGCCTTTAATAAATTTCGTAGCCATTTAGTGCTCCTTAAATGTTTTGTTATGAATAATGTTCAAGATTGTTTTCTTGCTCACCTTGAGTTTTATCGCCAAAGCTTGCATGGTCAGCATGGGGTAGGAATCTCTAACATACAAAGCGTCCTGCATAGTTAACTTAGCATTTGGTCGTTCTGGAATAGGCTTAGTAACAGCTTCTTCCTCCTTCATGCCTGATGCAATCCGCGCCAATATTGCAGCAGGGTTGCATCCAAGAGTTCTTGCCCACTCCGCAAGATGTTTTGTTTCCCCGTTAGATGTAATCCAACGGTTGTTTCTTTTGTTCTTAGCTTGCTCAAAAGCATTAGCCCAGTGACAATTGTGTGGCGAATAACTTTTGTTATTATCAATACGGTCGATGGTTCCGCCTTCTGGTCGCTCTCCCATGTCCCTTACGAAATTAGCAAACCCTTGTTTACCATGCCAACTTTCCTCTACAAAAATACCCCGCGCACCGTAGTGTTGGTACGATTTTTGGTTGAGGTTGTAACAACGATTGTGCATAGCTCGCCAAATACTTAAAAGTTCTTTTTTCATGTATCCCCCTGGTTAATTACTAGAAGGATACTCCCTTAATTACGCTGCGTCAAGAGAGAAACTGTACAAAACATTCAATGTGTCCCCGCTTACAACGCTACGATCACCGGGGGCTGTAAAGTCAGACGCCGAGAACAATGTACCTGTTGTGCCACCTTTAGTGCTGTTACTAGTCAAGAACGCACCGCCAACAGTTGTTGTGCCGTTGATTGTAAACACTGCAACAGACGCTGAGTTACTGATGACAGAAGGATCAGCGGTTGTAGCTGCACCAAATGTTGCCGCAGGACGTGTTGCTTGTGAATAAGCAGTAACTTCTACCCAACCAGCATGAGAAGACATTGTGTCACCAGCGGCAGGGTTGTTTGAAGCACCTGCGCCGTATAAACCAATATACCAAGCGGCGGTGTAGGCGCTACCACTAAAGTATTTGTCATTCATGTCTTTTAATCCGACGTTGACAACCAAATTATTCTTGGTCGCTTCCCATTTAAGGACGCCGTCTTTGTCAAAACATTGGACAGTGAACATACCACCGCCTTTTATACCATCTGAGGCGCCAAGATTTGATTGGACTGTAGCGCCTAAAACATCTATCGCATTTGCTTTACTAGTTAACATCATAAACTCCTTAGTTGAGGCGGATAATCGCCGAAGTACTTGTATTAAATATATTAACAGATCACCTAATTCAAGACACTATTATTTACATTCTTTTTACGCAATACGGATAATGGCATTTGTTGCGTCTGCCGTTGGGAAAATAATTGTAAAAGTACCGTTAGTGGATGTTTTTGCGCCACCAAAATCTAAAATGCAAACGGCAGGGTTGGTGTAAGTATGCGTTGGGGTGCTGTTGTAGATTAAAGCACCATAAGCAGTAATCGTAGCGCTTGTAAATGATATGTCTAAAAAGCTAGTGAGGGCAGTCGTGCCACTAGAAGTAGGGGATACTTTTGTCAAAATACCTCCTCCTGCAACATACGATCCAGAGCTCGCTATTTCATTTACAGTGGTATATGCCGTAGTTGCAGCGGTAAATGAGGCATTATTGTCATATAAGGCAATCTTAACTACATCCCCTTCCGCAGGGCGAAAGTCATGAACACCTTCAAGGAGCTGAACCTTGAAGCTTGTGCACATGAAGTTTCCTAAAAAACTCATAGCCCTGCCCCTTTAATATATGTTTTTTGACCTATTTTCATGGACCAGGGCTCTCTGACTTAATTGGCACGCGGATCATACCATCTCGGTACTCATCGCGACGGCGACGACCTTGTTGCTCAATACCCAATCCTTGGACAGCCTGTTTATAGCTGTTTTCAAAGTACTGGAGCATCTCTAATGGACCTTTAGTGTAACTGTATGCTTGAATTAAACACGCATATAGCAGCGCTTCAGGCGCATTTTTACTAATCCAGGTTGTCTGATTTTCAGGGGATAACTGTGTTGGTCGATAAATATACCCTAACTCCACCACAAAAGACGCATTTGGTGTAGGAGCTAAATAGAAAGTGTTTTGATCCCAAACAGCGTAATACTTTGGGACCCCTGTCTCTGTCCCATTAGGCCAATACTCTTTCATAAATGACGTGTCACGGAAATCAAGAAACACTTGTCCTGTCCCCGAAGTCACCATGATATATCTGTGCGTTAATATGTCAGTTGGAGCAGTTAGAAACTTGTTGTTAGGTGTCGTATTAGCCGTAGCCTCTAACTTAAAGACATCCAAGTCAATGTCACGCAGAATACGGTTTTCCGCCATAGTAATGAACGTGTTTATTACCGAAGGAGAGAATACGTTAGCATCTACCTCAGTGTAATTGCGTAAGTTTGTAACGAGTTCGTCGTATGTCATGAGGTCACCACCGTAACTGATCCAACACTACCAACCCCCACCACCGCTTTAGCAGGAGGATAGGGCTGCATGTTTGTGCCACCATTGGCGCTTCCCAAACTTTGGAACGCGGAAAACCCAGGCGCTCCAACAAATACTGAAACTGGTTCAATGCGATCTGGGCGAGGATTGCGCAATGCAATCGCATCGCCTCGGTACTTAAGCGGATCAAGTTGTGGCTCTTTTGGCTCATAGTCTTCAGGACAGACCATAAATCCGCGCCAATTCTTGCGCAAAACGTTATAGTCATAGCGTTGTCCGCAATAATCACAGAGGGCGAGAGAGTATTTGCCTGTTGCATATGCCACATTAATATCCTACGTCAGGAACAAAGTGAACACTTGCTGTGTCGCGATCCGCTAATGCAGCCCTTTGAAAATCCTCTTCATATATCTGCTTTAATGCTGCAGCACGCTCAGGTGCATACTTAAGAGACAACATATAAGCCAGTCCACTCGCCAAGCAAGGCAAGAACCTGAAGTTCACGTCTGCTGTGTTCGTGTAGTCCCCTGCATCCTCGATGCGACGAATGCGGTAGTAGACAAAAGTGTAGTCTTGATCCGCTGCAGGATATAAAAACACCGTCGTTGGGTTAGCACGTTGTACATAGTACTGTGAAGGGCGTGCCTGGGTCGTCTTATCAGGTACATTTAAGTACTCTTCACGACTTATTCGATCAATCGTAATGTCTGTAGAAGGACCAGAATTTAAGAGTCTTACTACAGCTGATAATACATTCACTGTGTCGTCCGCCAGAACCAGTTCTCTCGACCCTTGGACCAAGGGAAATGTGGCTTGCTCAATTGTCCAAAGGTTTAATCCCCTGCTTGCCCAGTCTAAAAATAAAAGGTTCAAGGACCGCCGAGCGCTAGTTAGCTGATAACCATTGGTCATCCGCATCCCGCATCTCTCAAAACTTTCTTCTACCAGGTCATCGATCTGGAGATTAAAGCTCGTTGTCCCTGAAGTTGTCATTTTTTATTGTCACTATAAAGGTTGTCAAATGTCACCGTTGGGTCCATGTACGTATCGTCCTGCTCAGCGCAGTGAATCCACTGGCTAGGCTTGAAATCAGGCGCACCCTTGCCTGTTTCCCAGAACGCAGGGCTTGTTACTCTCACCCGATTGTTGGGTAAGGCCACAATGTTCCCTGTCCACTTGCCCGCATCCGTCAAAACCAATACATGGCTTTGCTTGTGCTGCGCGGGGCAGTCCGCCACTTCGCTTTCGGCATAATCCACCGTAAACATGTAACGACCTGTGTAAAACTCCCCACCGATCTTACACAACCACGGACTAGGCGACGTGCGTTCAAATTTAATCACAGAGTGGTGATGCGACGGACAATCCCATGGTTGAACAGCGTGAGTGGGCATACGTTCTGGCCACTCCTCCAACGGGATGTCCCCCACCAATGCTGTGATAGGCATACGTGCCCACATTGCACCACCATGAACGTTCTCAGAGTCATCCGCGTTGCTTTCACAACCCGTGAACACCAACTGAAAACTCAAACAACGGTCGGGCATTGTGGTAACAGCAACGGCTAGAGCGTGCAAATACTCACCTTGATACTTCTGGTGCATATTTGTAAACTCTCGCCGAACCCAACACTTAAAGTAAGGTATGTTGCTGTTTAAGTAGGCCATTATTTACCTGACTTCTTCTTTTTCATTGCACCACCCATTGCAGCGCCTTTTGACTTCATTGCAGCACCGCCTGCAGCATAACCTTTAGTCATCATGCCACCGCCTGCATAGCCTTTAGTCATGCCGCCTTTTGCCATCATGACGGGACCAGTTGTTTTGCTGGTTTCCTTCATCATTTTGTTTTTGGGGCCTTTTTCAGCCGCACCGCCGCCTTTAGTTGCAGCACCCATTCCACGTTGAGCCATGATAATTACCTCTTTTTAGCTGTTTTAGCTGATTGAACAAACGCCTTTTTGGTCGGCGCTCCTTTGCTACCTACTTTTCTCATTTTTTCACCAGAACCCGCTTTAATGCGCTCTTTTTTTGCATTAATGTTGGAATATAATCCAGGCTTAGCCATTTTTAGCACCTTTTTCAATCATTAACCTGTCTATCTTAAGTTCTAGACGGTCAAATCTGTCCATGAGTTGTTGCATGTCTGCTCGAAATTCTTGTCGAGTAATGTGATCCCGCGCCACTTCTTCACGCGTGCGGTTCAAAAGTGTTCCCAGACGTGAAATCTCGTTGAATTTATCACGCATAATATAAGCCAACACGCCAAAAAGGATGGTTAGCACTATGTTCCACACTGTCATTTCCATCGCTTAACACTTCCATCGTTTACGTGCTTGTCTCAATCGGCTATTTGGATCCTTTGCCGCC